AAATTACGTGATGTCAGAAATGAATTACGATTTGAGCAGCAGGATAATGACAAGTTATTATCTGCATGGCAAGATGGAGCCACGAAAGGATATATGTCTCCTAAAGAATGGAGAAAAGCATTATCTGAAAGTTATCAGAAATATGAAGGTGCTAAATTAGGACTGAAAGAGATATATCAGAGTGCGATTCAAAATGAGTCTGAAGAAGTGCAGAATGAGTATTACCAAAATATCTATACCGCTGCAGGACAGTTAACAGATGTACGAAGTGCAGTAGAGATTTTGCTTGCTGGTTATTATTCAATTGAACCTGAAGGTGATACTCCTGATTCAATTAACTGGGAAAAACTTTTTGAGGCTCAGAATAATTTTATGGAAACTATTAGAGTTAATTCTGAATCTGCTGGAGATAATTTATATGAAGAATTTGTCAGGATGCAGCAACAGGATATGACACCAGCTCGTAAAACGTATACCAATGCAAGAAGATACATTGCTCCTTACTGGAGAATAGGCAGGAATATACAGGAATTACAACCAAATGCTACTCCTGAAATGGTTCAGCTTTGGGATGTGTATATTAACCTAGATAGTGGGAGACAAGCCCAAATGCGTAGAGATCATAAATGGATTAAGGCACTTCACGATAAACGTAATGATTTGAGAAAGCAGCTTGTGATACAGGATCATCAAAGGAACGGCTATCCATACATGGATGCAATGCTAGTTTTCTGGTATGGAGATTTCTATACGGGTAACACTCCAACGGGTAAAGCGTACCACACAAAACTACATCGTCCATCAGTTACATTGACGTCATCGGTATACTAATAGTATTTTATAGAGTCGAAAAGGAGAAAATATGGTAAATCAGACAGAGCAACCTATAGAGAACAGTGAAACACCAGTGGATACAGGTAATACAACTACGGATATTACCGAAGAATTTGCAGGAACGAATACATTTGAAGATGTATCAGCCCCTCCTGCGGATGATATAAATGAGCCTTCATCGTCAGAAGGGCAGGACACTCAGCCAGAGGCTTCTTCACCTGGTAATGCCCCGCCATCGGTAGAAGAAGCCGTACCTGCTGATATTCCACCAGTTCCTTCTGTTAATCCTGTTGATCAACTAAGTGCGAGAAATGCACAACTTGAACAACAGGTAGCCCAGAATCAACAAGTGCAAATCCAAACACAATTACAACAGTCTGCCGACCAGTACCGTCAGAATCTGGAGCAACAAGGATATTTACCAGATCAGGCACAACAGGTAGCTCAACAATGGGCAGCAGGTAAAGCACAAGAGTTCCAAGCATATTACGATCAACAGTATCAGTTGCGATCTGTAGAAGGTAAATATGTGGCTGCAGAAACGTATGTTCAAAAACATAATCTTGATGTTTCTGACATGGCAGAATTAAGAAGATATAACGATCCACAGAGTATGGAAGCGGCTGCGATACGCTTAAAATCCGATAGGGAAAAGGATGCGGAAATAGCTAGGCTGAAGGCACAGCTAGTTCCATCGCAAACTTTTGACGATAGTCAAAGTACTCCCGCAGCTTCTACCTCTGAGGACAATTGGCTCGACAGATATAATCAGGGAGATAGGTCTGATCTAGCAAAAGCAGCAGCACGAAGAGCTGCTGGATTAGGTTAAGTTTATATTATAAGGAGAATTTTAAATGGCACAGACAGCTACAACTGGCAATCTGGAAAATGCTCAACGCATTATAATTTCAGCAGCCAGATACACCGAAGAGCATAATGCTCCCGCACTAGCTCTCATTGAGCAGTTCAAGCTCCCTAAAGGGGCTAAACAAATGACCGTCCCAAAAGTTAACCAGATGACTATGAGCGACTTAACGGACGGGCAGGACATAATTGACGAAGAAGAGATTGGAATGACCACTGTTGACCTTACCGCATCTGAGGTAGGGGCAAAGGTTATTCTTACTGACAAACTTGTTCGACAGTCTGCACCCAATGTTATGTCCATTATCGGACGACAGCTTGGTGATGGTATGGCAAGAAAGAAAGATACTGACGTTCTCGCTCTCTATACTAACTTGAATGGTGGCTCCAAATTAGGTGCTGCTACCAAGTTTATGAAAGCATCTAACGTACAAGCCATTATCGCTTATGCAAAAGCTAACAAGTTTGGATCTCAGTTATATATACTGCACCACCCTAACGCTGTGGCTTACTTATCCAAAGAGTCGGCTGTAGTAGCCTCCTCTGGATCAGCAGCCGTACCCGAAGGTTGGTCACAGGACTTGCTTGCTAACTTCTGGAGCGGTTTACGCCCAATGAATAATGTTCCTATATTTGAAGATGGGAATATTACCGCAGATTCTGATGACGATGGTATCGGTGTTATTGCTGACAAATCTGCAATGGCTGCTCTTACTAGCGTTGATACTAGAACTGAGCGACAACGAGATGCTTCACTTAGAGCTACTGAAGTTGTAATGACTGCTGACTACGGTGTATTTGAACTCGATGATACACGAGGCGCAGGAGTTACATTTGACATAGACGAACTTGTATCCAATAACTAGAGGTGAATTATGGTAACTGGTATAACAGAACGAAATAAGCTAAGGCAGGAACTAGGTGGGTTAGGCTACTCAATGTCTTATATAGACGATTGGCAACCTAAGACAACTTTGTATCGGCATAAGCCTTCTTATAACACAGACGGAAGTTTATGTGATGAAGTAGGTAGTGCGATCCATAACGTTCCAGGTAATCCAGATTATGTTCAGCGGAAAGCTAAGATCGGATTGTTTGTCTGGGAACCTAGTGATAGTTGTAAATGCCAGTGGTGTAAAGAATCTTTCGCTACAGTTGAAAGTGAAATAAAACAATGTCCACAGTGTGACTTTGTTGCAAATGCTGAAACTAAGGCGAAGGCATCTTCTAAGTTGAGGTTTCATACTCAATCGGAACATAAATAACATAGTGGGTAATGGGAGGTGTAAAGATTGACCGTGCCTCCCACTATCCTAATCTTAACGGTTGATCGCAGGGCTTGACCCTGCTCAAATAAATAACCTTTAAGGAGGTTTAAAATGGCATTCCCATTAACGGTGAATTTGTCTTACGGGCAAGAAAAGGTAGAGACTTCAGACCAAAGGCAGAAGTTAGGAACAAGAGCAACTACTCCAGATGGTAGAGTGTTTTACTACGCTTTAAATAGTAGTGCTGCTATTACAACGGCTGGCTTCTTGGTAGATGGTCTCGTTAATGAAGCTGACCATGATATGGACAAGGCTGTTACTGCAGCTACATCCGTAGGGTCTACAACAGTCAGCCTAGAAATCACTGAAGCATCTGGTGGTTCTGGTGACCTTGTAAAAAATGAATACGCAGATGGGTACTTAATCTTTAATGATGGTCCCGGTGAAGGTGAAATTTACCGAATTAAATCCCATCCTGCTCACGACGCATCAGCAGATGCAACCTGTGTGTTTACTCTTGACGAACCAGACGGAATCAGGACTGCTCTAACTACAAGTTCAATTGCTGGACTTCATAAGAGTCCATATAACGCAGTAGCACTCGTTGATGGTGATGCAGGTAATTTGAACAACAGGACTGGTGTAATTGGTGTAACTACAATCCCAGTAACAGCTAGCTACTACTGCTGGCTTCAAACTGCTGGTGTTGCTAGCGTTTCAGTGGGCGCACAAGTTGCTATTGTAGGAGATGGTTTAACTATCTCGCAAGAAAGCGGTGAATCTGGGCAAGCAGAAAGAGCAGACTACTCTGATGAGTCTGACTTGGCAACGATAGGCGTTGCTATAGGAATACCTTCAGTTAGCGGAGATAAACAAGCCTGTATGCTGCATATCAGGAACTAATCAGTGAACGAACTATGGACGCCTCAAGGCATGGTATATTTAGGCTCAACATCAGTTGGGTTTAATGGCGAGTCTGGGGCGTCTATGGTGGTTCACCAGTTCAAGATGAAGTCTCCTATAACGGGTAGGATGTGCGAGGTAGCAATACCTGCTGACCCTACGGTTAGCAAGGCACACGTAGAAGATATGGCGGCTCAATCTTTCGAGACTTTCTTAGAAGATGAAAAGGAACGAGAGATGAAGCGTAAGCCTACGGGAGATGAACTTAAGGAGATTGGTAAAGCAATAAGGGAATTTAAAAAATATACCGCAAGGATGCGAGAATCAACGAATAACAAAATAACATATAGAGGTATCTGATGGTCGAACAGAACACATCAATTAATGTAACTAATGAAGACATACAGAATGTCTTAAGTGACAAAATTAATATAATAGCTAATTATGAAGTACAGCTTGCGGCTCTAAAGCGAACTGTAGTTCAATTGCAAGAAGAGGCTACATCATGCCAGTGCAAGGAAGAACAAGAAAGCAACTCCGACAGTCAATCGGAAACAACTTAGGAGCCATTAGAACTGGCACCGCTTATGATGCCGGGTCAACAACGACATTGATATCTCTTTCGCTCGTTGGTGGCGATGATTCTTATAATGGCAAATGGCTTGTGGTTGCTGATGTCACTAACTCTAACAATACTGAAACCAGGATCATTAGTGACTACACAGCGTCTGCTTACAGACTAACGGTACAACAAGCATATTCATTTGCTACGGCTGCCGGAGATACATTTGAAATATGGGATGATGAATTTCGCCCTGAAGTAATTGATGAGTTCATTAACCAGGCGATCATTGATGCAACAGGACAGGCATATCATCCTACTGAGAATGTGGAACTACATGCAGACAGCAAGAATATGCGGTTTGATATACCGTCTAATATTTCGATAATTAACAGACTGTTTTATAGAAGTAAAATTTCATCAACCCTATTACATTCTTGTAATGCAGCATTTGATGAGACAGTTGATAGTGACATTACGGTTACTGTAGATACAGAGGACAAGAAAAGAGGAACTGGTAGTAACAAGTTTGTCATTGCAGCAGGAGCATCTGCTGGTGACATAGCTACTGATTCTATCGCTAGTAAAGACATATCTAAGTATGATTACTTAGAGTGTTGGATTAAAAGCACAGTAGCTACAAGCGCAGGGAACCTGAAGATCCTCTTGGATGACACAGCTTCTTGTGCATCTCCAATAGAGACTTTAGAAGTCCCTTCATTAACAGCTAACACTTGGACTTACGTAAGAATGGCTCTAGCTAACCCA